CGAGCAGCTCCTGCAGGCGATTCTCGCCGGCATCGGGCGGGCCAAGACCTCGACTCAGTGGCTCCGTGACGACGGCCGCTTCATCCCGCACCCGGCGACGTGGCTCAACGCCGAAGGCTGGCTCGACGACCCGCCGACCAGCGGGGCGAACCCCGACGACCAGTGGTGGCTCGGAAGGGGCTTCGGCACGCGCGAGTCCGCGATCGCCGCGGGCGTCATGGAGCCGGCATGACCTGCGCCACCTGCCGCCACGCCAAGCAGCTCGGTCCGGTGCTCTGCTGCCTGCACCCGTCCGAGCCGGCGCGGGATATCGGGCCTCGAGCGGCGGCGGTCGTTTGGCGAAACCGCTGCGGCGGCGCGGGGTGGGCGAAGCGATGATCCGCTTCACGATCCTCGGTCAACCCTGCAGCAAGGCCAACAGCCGCCAGATCGTGACGATCAAGGGCCGCCCGACGCCGATCAAGAGCAAAGAGGCGCTGGCCTACGAGCGCGACGCCCTGCGCCAGATCCCGCCGGCGGCGCGCCGACGCCTCGACGGGCCGCTGCGCATGACGATCCGGATCTGGTACTCCACCGAACGCCCGGACCTCGACGAGTCGCTCATCCTCGACGTGCTGCAGGACCGCTGGCAGCGCGACAAGCGCACCGGCGAGCGCGTGCTGGCGCAGGCTGGCGTCTACCGCAACGACCGCCAGGTGCGCGAGCGGCACGTCTACCACGCGATCGACCGCGCCAACCCGCGCGCCGAGATCGAGATCGAGCCCATCGTCGAGCAGCTCGGGCTGCCGATGCCTGCTCCACGTGAAACCGAAGCGGAGGAGGACGCGTGGGCGTGACCGACATCGACTCGATCATCCCGGCGAGCAGCGATGAGACCGACAGTTCCGCCTTCCGCAGCGTCGAAGGCGCGTTGAAATTCGCTTTCGGCAACCGCTACCGAGGCGAACCCGACAGCCTCGCGCAGCACCAGAAGCGCGAAGGCAAGAGCGGTCCGCCACGCTTCGAGGATGCCGAGGAACGGGCCGCGTGGGCCGGATCGATCCGCCGTCGCATCTCGACGATGCACCCGATCCGACAGGCGGTGCTCATTCTCAGGCACGCGCCGCGCGCGATGCCATGCGCCTGCCGGCGCCCGTGCTGCTCGGGGTGGGCGAGAAACGAGGAATGGACGGAGGCGCTACCCGTTCTGGTCGATGCGTCGCTCGTGGCCGTGGCTGGCCAGATCTCGAACCGCCAGCTGCGCGAGGGCGTCATCAAGCGCTGGGCCGGCGCGGACCGGGTGAACATCGGCATCCTGGCAGAGAAGTGCGGCGTGCACCGCGACACGGCAGGCAAGCAGGCCAAGGCCATCCGCAAGTGGCTCGACGAATCGCAGCGCCGTGCGATGGACGAGGCGCATGTGCTGCTGATCGGACAGCCTGTGGACAACCGTCGTAATTTGTGCTGAAGTAGCGCCCTAATACGGCACCGTGGATTGGTGCCTCCGAAGCCCGGCCGGTCGCGAGACTCGCCGGGTTTTTCGTTTGCAGCGCCGTGGAGCAGCAGCAGCTCGTTGGGCTCATAACCCGAAGGTCGCACGTGCAACTCGTGCCGGCGCGTCCCCATTCCGTTGTCTCCTCCTCGCCACTTCGGTGGCGTTCCCCGGTTCGCCGGGGCTTCTTCTTCCGGTGGTGCGCATGGCAAAGCTGCGGACGCTGCGGCCGCGCATTGCGTCGCTGCCTGCGTCTCGTCTGCGTAGTACGGCGAGCCTCGGTACGGTGAATCCTTGGGCGGTCGCCCGCGAGCGTGGCCGACCTTGGCGAAGGCTGCGGGCCTCCATCTTCGCGGAGGAACCGCTGTGCCGCCCCTGCAACGCAGCCGGGCGCGTGACGGTTGCGACTGAGGTTGATCACATCGTTCCGTTGCACGCTGGCGGAACGGACGATCGGGCGAACCTTCAGCCCATTTGCTGGTCGTGTCATCAGGAGAAGACGGCGCGCGAGGCGACACGAGTCGCCCGGGGGGAGGGGTAAAACCTCATCGACCCTCGGCCGGATACCGGGCGCCTCCCTCACGCAGAGCTTTTTTTTCGCCGGGAAATCTCGCCCCGAGCGCTGATTATGAACAAAAACCGAAAATCCGGCAGGCAGGCATTCGCGCCGACCGCTGCGCAGCGCCGCAAGGTGACGAATGCGGCTGCTGGTGGCATGGCGCACGAGGAAATCGCGATTGCGCTGGGCGTCTGCCGGAACACGCTCACGAAGTACTTCGAGTTCGAGCTGTCGACCGGCGCCATGAACCGGCGCGCCGAGGTCTATGACGCGATGGTGCGTACCGCGCTCAAGGGCAACGTCACGGCGCAGCGGGCGCTGCTGGCGATGACGCCAACGCTCGCAGCGCCGCCGGCCGAGACTGAGAAGCCGTTGGGCAAGAAGGAGCAGGCCAACGCCGACGCGAAGACGGCCGCTGACGGCACCGAGTGGGCCGACCTGCTGCCGCCGAACGTGGCGCCGCTTCGCAAGACGGGCTGATGGCCTGGGATCTGTCCTGTACCGACTGGTGGCAACGCCTGCAGTCGGGGCGCTCGCTCGTGCCCGATCTGCCGCTGACCGAAGACGGCGACCGGGCGGTGCGGATCTTCAACAAGCTGCGCCTGGCCGACGTGCCGGGAACGCCGACGATGGAGGAAGCCGGCGGCGAGTGGTTCCGCGACATCGTGCGGGCGATGTTCGGGTGCATCGACCCGGCGACCCGTCAACGGATGATCCGGGAGTTGTTCGCGCTGGTGCCGAAGAAGAACAGCAAGACGACCGACGGCGCGTTGCTGATGGTCACGGCGCTGCTGATGAACCGCCGGCCGCGCGCATCGTTCGTGATGACCGCGCCCGTGCAGGACGTCGCGCAGCTGGCCTTCGATGCGGCGGCCGGTGCGATCGAGCTTGACGAGGTGTTGGCCAAGAAGTTCCACGTCCGGCACCACCTGAAGACGATCCTGCATCGCGAGACAAAGGCCGAGCTGGAGATCATGACCTTCGACCCTGCGGTGCTGACCGGGCAGAAGATCAGCGGCGGCGCGTTGATCGACGAGCTGCACGTGTGCGCGAAGATGACGAAGGCGCCGAAGGCGATGCGCCAGATCCGTGGCGGCATGCTGCCGTTCCCGGAGTCGTTCCTCGCCTTCATCACGACGCAGAGCGACGAGCCGCCGGTCGGCGTGTTCGCCGAGGAGCTGGAAAAGGCGCGCGGCATCCGGGACGGCAAGCGCGAAGGCGCGATGCTGCCGGTGCTCTTCGAGTTCCCGCGCGAGGTGCAGGAGTCGCGCGAGCGCCAGTGGGAGGATCCGGCGCTGTGGTCGATGGTGACGCCGAACCTGGGCAAGTCGATCACGCTGGATCGTCTGAAGGCCGACCACGCCGACGCGAAGGCCACCAGCGAGGCAGAGATGCGGGTCTGGGCCTCGCAGCACCTGAACGTGCAGATCGGCCTGGCGCTGGCCTCGGCCGGCTGGTCCGGCGCCGAGTTCTGGGAGTCCTGCGGCGATCCGACGCTCACCCTCGACGAGCTGCTCGAACGCTCCGAGGTCGCCGTTGTCGGGATCGACGGCGGCGGGCTCGATGACCTGCTCGGGCTGGCCGTCATTGGCCGCGAGCGCAATACGCGCCGCTGGCTGCACTGGGCGCATGCCTGGGCGCACGAGATCGCGCTGGAACGCAGGAAGGAGATCGAGCCGAAGCTGTGCGACTTTCAGAGGGCCGGCGATCTGAGCATCGTTGCGTCGCCCGGCGAGGACGTCGAGCAGTTGGCCGACATCGTGTGCCGCGTGCGCGACGCCGGTCTGCTGCCGGAGAAGCACGCGATCGGTGTTGACGCGGCCGGTATCGGCGCGATCGTCGATGAACTCACGAGCCCGGAGCGCGGCATCACGCTCGACCAGGTGATTGCCGTGTCGCAGGGCTGGAAACTGAACGGGGCCATCAAGACGGCCGAGCGGGCGCTGGCCGGTGGCGATCTCACGCACGGCGCGCAGCCGCTCATGGCCTGGGCGGCCGGAAACGCAAAGGTGGTGCCAGTGGGGAATGCCGTGACGATCACCAAGCAGGCCAGCGGTAGCGCGAAGATCGACCCGTTGATGGCGACGTTCAACGCGGTCACGCTGATGGCGCTGAATCCGGAGGCGGCCGCGTCGCTCGATGCGTTCCTCTCGGATCCGATCATCGTATGAGGCGCGCGCAACTCGGGCCGGTGCGCCGCTTCGCGCTGCGCCTGCTGGGCCTCACCGGAACGCTCACGGATGATGCGTTCTGGGAGCGGTTCGCCGCCGGCCAGGCGCACTCCGGGCAGACGGTATCGCCGCATACGATGCTTGGTCTGTCGGCCGTCTGGGCATGCACGCGGCTGATCTCCGAGACCACGCTGCCGCTGTCGATGTACGAACGCACGAGCGCCGGGCCGCGCGTCGCGCAGCAGCACCCGCTGCACGGCGTCATCCACGACATGCCGAATCCGGACTCCACCGCTTCGGTGCACTGGGAATCGACGGTTGCGGCGATGCTCCTGCGCGGCAACGCGCGCGCCGAGCGGCTGATGATCGGATCGCGCACGGTCGGAATGCGCTTCCTGCAGCCGGATCGGCTGTGGATCGGCCGCGATGCGAAAGGGCAGCGCCAGTACCGCTACACGGAAGCTGACGGCCGCCAGCGCGAGATCCCGGCGGCGCGCATCTGGAACGTGCCCGGCTTCTCGCTCGATGGCGTGACGGGCGTATCGGTGATCTCGCACGGCGCGAACGTGTTCGGCGCGGCGCTGGCCGCCGACCAGGCAGGCGGGTGCGACGTTCAAGAACGGGCTGCTGCCAACGACGTACTTCAAGATGGATCGCGTGCTGACGCCGGCGCAGCGCGCGGAGTTCCGCGATAACCTGGAGAAGGTCGGCGGGGCACTGAACGCGGGCAAGTCGCCGCTGCTCGAAGGCGGCATGAGCGTCGGCGAGGTCGGGATCAACCCGGATGAGGCGCAGCTGCTTGAATCCCGTGGCTTCAGCGTGGAAGAGATCTGCCGGTGGTTCCGCGTGCCGCCGTTCATGGTCGGGCACGCAGAGAAAAGTACGAGCTGGGGCACCGGGATCGAGCAGCAGATGATCGGGTTCCTCACGTTCACGCTCGGGCCGTGGCTGCGCCGGATCGAACAGGCGATCTCGAAAGACCTGCTTTCGCCCGCCGACCGGCAGCGCTTCTACCCGAAGTTCGCCGTCGAAGGCCTGCTGCGCGCCGACAGTGCCGGGCGCTCGGCGTTCTACAGCGCGATGGTGAACAACGGGATCCTGACGCGCGACGAGGTGCGCGCGCTCGAGGACCGCGAGCCGATGGGCGGCAATGCGGCGGTGCTCACGGTGCAGACCGCGATGGCGCCGCTCGACTCGATCGCCCAGAGCAGCGACGCAGCGGCTGCGCGCGCAGCCCTTCGCAGTTGGCTTGCCGAACCGGAATCCGAGAGGACTACGCAATGACGATTCGAACCCTTCCTGGCGCCCCGGAGGCCCGCCCGTGCGCGGGCGTCACGAGCCAGATCTCGCCGCGCGCCTTCCGTGCGCGGGCGTCACGAGCCAGATCTCGCCGCGCGCCTTCGATCGCTGGACGCCCGGCATTCGGGCCTCGGCCGACGACGAGGAGGACCGCTCGATCAGCGTCTACGACGTCATCGGGCAGGATTACTGGACCGGCGAAGGCGTGACCGCCAAGCGAATCGCCGCAGCTCTGCGCAAGATGGGTGCGGGCCCGGTGACGGTGAACGTCAACAGCCCGGGCGGCGACATGTTCGAGAGCGTCGCGATCTACAACCTTCTGCGCGAGCACAAGGGCGAAGTCACCGTGAAGGTGCTCGGCGTCGCCGCATCCGGCGCGTCGATCATCGCGATGGCTGGCGACACGGTGCAGATCGCGCGCGCCGGGTTCTTCATGGTCCATAACGCGTGGATCATCGCGATTGGCAACCGCCACGACATGCGCGAGTACGCCGACTGGCTCGAGCCGTTCGACTCCGCGATGGTCGACGTCTACGCTGCGCGCACCGGCAACGACGAGAAGACGATCGCGAAGCTCATGGACGCCGAGTCGTGGATCGGCGGAAGCGCCGCGATCGAGCAGGGCTTCGCCGACGAGCTGCTGCCCTCCGATCAGGTCGAGCAGCGCGCCAGTCAGGCGCGCATCGCCTCGGTGCGCCGGGTCGAAAGCGCCCTGCGCGCCTCTGGCATGTCGAAGGCCGACGCGATGCGCCTCATCAGCGAATTGAAGTCCGATGCGGGCGATCCGCTCGGCAGCGGTGCGGGGGACCCCACCGACCGCGGCGAGGGCGACCCCGCTGCAATCCAGCAGTGCTACGCCGCGATCCTGCGGCACCCGCTCATCGCAACCGAAATGGAGTGAACCATGACCCCCGAGCAAATCAAGGCAGCGCTCGACAAGATCAGCGACCAGATCAAGGCGCAGGCCGACACCGCCGAGAAGGAAATCAAGGCGCATGCGCGCCTGTCCGAGGAAACCCGCGCCAACGTCGACCGGCTGCTCACCCAGCAAGGCGAGCTGCAGGCGCGCCTCGCGGCCGCCGAGCAGATGGTGGCGAGCATCAACCAGTCCGGTGGCGATCGTGGTCGCCCCCTCAGCATGGGCGAGCAGATCGCGGCGTCCGAGGAGTTCGAGACGTTCATGCGCAACCCGCGCGGCACTTTCCGCATGGGCGTGAATGCCGCGATCACCGAGGGCTCCACGTCGGCCGGCGACCTGATCGTTCCCGACCGCGTGCCGGGCATCATCGCTCCGGGCTTGCGGCGTCTGACGATCCGCGACCTCATCAACTGGGGCCGCACGACTTCGAACAGCGTCGAGTTCGCACGCGAGCTGGTCTACACCAACCTGGCCGCGCCGGTGAGCGAGAACCCCTCCGACGGCAAGCCGGAATCGAACATCACGTTCGAGGCCGACAGCGTGCCGGTGGCGACGATCGCGCACTGGGTGCATGCCTCGCGTCAGGTGCTCGCCGACGTACCGATGCTGCAGAGCTACATCGACGGGCGCCTGCGCCACGGCCTGAAGCTCGTCGAGGAAGCGCAGCTGCTCAAGGGCTCAGGTGTGGGCCTGAACATCGACGGCATCTACTCGCAGGCCACCGCGTACTCGAATCCGGGTGTGGTGGTGGCGGCTGAGACGCACATCGATCGGCTGCGCCTGGCGCTGCTGCAGGTGGAGCTGTCGGAGTATTTCGCCGACGCCATCGTACTCAGCCCGATCGACTGGACGGCCATCGAGCTGACCAAGACGAAGGACGAGGCGTACCTGTTCGCGAACCCGCGTGCGGCGAACCTGCCGGGCCTGTGGGGGCGCAACGTCGTTCCGACGCAAGCCATGTCGGCCGGCGACTTCCTCGTTGGCGCCTTCGGCGGCGGCCTGGCGGTGCAGGGCTGGGACCGCGAAGACGTGAACGTGCAGATCTCGCTCGAGGATCGCGACAACTTCATCAAGAACATGGTCACGATCCGCTGCGAGGAACGCGTCGCGCTCACCGTCTACCGGCCGGCCGCGTTCGTGAAGGGTGATTTCGACGACATCGTTTCGTCGAGCTGATCGCCCTGCGGGGAGGGCATCCGCTCTCCCCGCCCCAACCCTTCACCTGATCCCGACCCATGCAAGTCGAAGCTATCCAGGCGATGCAGCACAACGGTGACCGCGCGCGCGGCGAACGCTTCGTCGTGTCGCCGCAGCACGCGAACCAACTCATCGCGAAGGGCCTCGCCCGGGCGGTGCGCCCGCCTGTCACGGCGCCGGCGCGTGGCGCTGCTGTCGCCATCCCTTCGCCGGCCGCTGGCGCGATGTCGTCTGCATCGCCAGCGGCCCCAGCCTTACCGCAGACGACTGCGAAACGGTCCGGCTCTGGCGCGCGCAAGAGGCGGGCCGGGCCGTGATTGTCGTGAATACCACCTTCCGCATGGCGCCGTGGGCCGACGCGCTCTACGCGATGGATCGCGCCTGGTGGAGCGAGTACCTCGCCGAGGTGCGCGAGACGTTTCGCGGTGCGCTGTGGGCGCCGCTGGGCGGGCTCGCGGGCGTCAAGCGCATCCGCTTCGATCGCCAGACGCCGCGCAACAGTGGAGCCGGCGCCGTCGCTCTGGCCGCGCAGGAGGGCGCCGAGCGCATCGTGCTGCTCGGCTATGACGCACAGCACTCCGGCGGGCGCACGCACTGGCACGGCGACCACCCGAAGGGACTCGGCAACGCCGGCTCGGTCGCGAAGTGGCCCGAGCAGTTCCGCACGCTCATCGGCCTGTTGCGCGGCGCTACGGTCGTCAACGCGAGCCGCACTACCGCGCTGGCCTGCTTTCCGCGCGCGAGCCTCGAAGCCGCGCTGAACGATCGGAGCCTGTCGTGAGCATCATCACGCTCGATCGCATCAAGCGCGACCTGCGCATGACGCACGACGACGACGACGCGCTGCTGCAGGACCACCTGGACGCCTCCGAAGGCGAGGCGCTGCGGTTTCTGAACCGCACGCAGTTGCCGACGCTGCCCGTTGACTACCCGTCGGAATCGAGCAGCGAAGACGTGCCCAGCAGCGAAGACCCGATCGCGCCCGAGGTGTTCTCAGCCGTGTGCCTGCTGGTGCGTTCGAAGTACGAAGCGGCGGCGCCGGATGAGATCGCGAAGTTGCGCGCGGCGGCCGAGACGCTGCTGCACCCGTTCCGCCTGTGCCTGGGGGTCTGATGCTCGCGCCGCGCCTGCGCCACCGCGTGGACATCGAGTCGTTCGAGATCACGCTCGACAGTAACGGCGCGCAGGTCGAGGAGTGGGTGAGCATCCGCGACAGCGAGGAGCCCGACCTGATCCCGGCCGAGATCGTGCCGCTGTCCGGGCGCGAGTTCGTGGCGGCGCAAGCCGTGCAGGCCGGCGTGACGACCCGCATCACGATCCGCTGGCGTGAAGGCGTTAAGCCAGCGATGCGCGTCGACCACGACGGCGACATCTACAACATCAAGGCGGTGCTGCCGGACCCGACGTTGCGCCGGCACCTGACGCTCATGTGTGAGACCGGAGTGAACCAGGGATGAGGGATCTGTACTCGCAGGCCAAGCCGCTGTACTGGACCGATCGCCTGGCGACGCTGCGCGACGGCATCGCGCCTGCGCCGGTGCACGTGCAGCTCGTGCTGTCGGACCTGTGCAACCAAGATTGCTTGCCAGCGGGAACGCAGATAGAATGTCCGGGTGGCCACCGACCCATCGAAGACATCCGGCGTGGAGATTTGGTTGTCGGCCCGGATGGCAAGCCGGTCCCCGTGTCGCAAATCGGCGATCGTCTTGCGGACGAACTTTTCGAGATTTCCGTTGCTGGCCATCTGGTCCGTTGCACGGGCGAGCATCCGCTCCTGACACAAGATGGCTGGAAAGACGCCAAAGACCTCCGAGTCACTGACAGCGCCGTTGTGCGCGTGCGGGTGCGGGATGCCGGTGGAGAGGGCGGCGCTGGGCGGCGGCAAGCGCCGGTCAGAGAGCAGGTGGAACACGCATCTGCGCGGGCACTCCACGAAGGGGAAGTCGCACCCATCGAAAGGCCTCACGAGAGTAGAGCGCTACGCGAACGATCCGGTTGGCGATGCGCCTTTGTGCGCCTGTGGCTGTGGGCAACGGACCAAGTGGAACCCACGGCGAAAGAAGCGGGGCACGTACATATTCGGACACGCGAAGACCAGCGAGAAGACCAAGTACGCGGCTTGGAAGTTGTCAGCTCGACCCATCGTCAAGGGAGAGCCGGCGCCGCTGTGTCTGTGTGGCTGCGGCGCGCCGGTGACTGCGCACAAGCATGGGGCCGGGCATTTCTGGTCGGACTACCTTCCAAGCCACTCCATGCGTGGGCGAGAGCGGGCGGAACATCTGAAGGAAGAAGCGCGGCAGCGCATGCTGGTGCGCAATCCGATGTTCGATCCCGCCGTGGCAAAGCGCGCGGCCAGGACGCGCGGCCTGGCAGCTTCTCCCACCAAGCTGGAGCTGCGCTTCTCGCTGTGGGTCAAGTTGCACAAGCTGCCGATCAGTTTTCGTGGCACCGGGAAGCTGTGGATCAATCGACGCAACCCGGACTTTCGGATCGTTGGGCAGAAGAAGGCCATCGAGATCACCACTGTGGGTATCTTCAACGGTGGATCGGTGGAGCAGCGAGACGCGGCCGGCTATGGCTTGCAGGCCATCAATCACTACTCGGCCAGCGGGTGGCAGTGCCTGGTGGTCTTCTGTCACCAGGATCACCGGCGGAAGCTGCCGGAAAGTCTGCTGCCCGTAGTGCAGGACTTCGCCTCGCAGGGATCGAACTGGAGCGGGGTCTGGAACTACGACAGATTGATTCCATCCGCATAGTCGTCGGCGAGTGCCGCGTCTACAACTTTGCGTGCCCGCCAATCGAGGCGTACATCGCCGACGGCGTGGTTGTGCATAACTGCGGCTTCTGCGCCTACCGCATGAGCGCAGGCCTATCGCATGAGCTGTTCCCCGAAGGCAGCCGCCGCAACCCGAACCGCATGATCCCGACGCCGAAGGCCGAGGAGATCATCGACGACTGCGCCGCGCTCGGCGTCAAGGCAATCCAGTTCACCGGCGGCGGCGAGCCGACGATGCACCCTGACTATCTCGCGCTGTTCGCACGCGCGCAGGCGCACGGCATCGCCACGGCGCTCGTGACGAACGGCGCGCGTATCGACCCGGCACACCCGGCGGTGCAGGCCATGACGTGGATCCGGGTGTCGGTGGACGCCGGCACGCCGCAGACCTACGCGCGCGTGCGCGGCGTGAGCGAGAAGCACTGGGGAACCGTCTGGGAGCACGTCGCGCGGCTGGCGCACGGATGCGCCGGCACGGTGAGCGTCGGCTTCGTGGTGACGCCGGAGAACTTCCGCGAGCTGCCGGACGCGGCGGCGCTGGCGCAGGCGGCCGGTGTGGCGAACATCCGGGTTGGCGCCGTGTTCTCGGCCGACGGGGTTGCGCACTACGGCCTGAACCTGGCGCAGATCCGGTCCGTGATCGCGCAGGCGCGCGAGCGCTTCGGAGACCTGATCGTCGATCTCTTCGACCGGCGCATTGACGATCTGGACCACGGTCGGCCGACGGAGCCGCTGTGCGGGTACCAGCACCTGTCCACCTACATCGGCGGAGACCTGGGCGTCTACCGCTGCTGCAACACCGCCTACACGCGCGCCGGCAAGGTGGCGGACCTGCACGAGCGGCGCTTTCGCGACCTGTTCGGCGGGCCGGTGCAACCGTTCGACGCCACGTCGTGCCGGTTCTGTCAGTTCCGGGGCCAAAACGCGGCGATCGCGGCCACGCAGCGCATGCCGGTGCATGCGGAGTTCGTCTGATGGCCGCGCACCCCGATCTCCGGTGGCGTCCGGATGGCCTCGTGGTGCACGACCTGCCGAGGCCGGAGCCGCTGATCGAGTGCGAGACGGTGCTGGACATCGGCGCCGGCGTGCGGCCGATGCAGTGGTACAAGCCCGCGCGTCACATCTGCGTCGAGCCGCACGGCGAGTATGCCGACCGGCTCGCGGCCGCCGGCTACGAAGTGGTGCGGCAGACTGCGCTGGAGGCGCTGCAAGAGCCGCGCGAGGGTCACGCGGTCTACCTGCTCGACGTGATCGAGCACATGGACAAGGACGAGGCGCTGGAGGTGATCGCGCTCGCGCAGCGCGGCGCCGCTCAGGTCGTGATCTTCACCCCGTACGGGTTCATGGAGCAGGGCGATGACCTCTGGGGGTTGAGCGGCGGATACTGGCAGACGCACCGATCCGGATGGCTGCCGGAAGAGTTCCCGGGCTGGTGGACGCAGCGGTACGGGTGGCCGCCCTTCGAGGGCTTCTACGCGATCTGGACGCCATGACCGGGGCGTCGATCTGCATGCCGTACTGGTCCCGGCAGGCCGAGCTGGATCGTTCGCTGGCGGCTTACCGGCGCCTGTACACGGATCTGGAGATCTCGATCTGTGACGACGGCTCGCCCGAGCCAGTGCGCGCGCCAGACTGCATCGTGACGAGGCTGCCGGCCAAGCAGGTTGGCCTGAATCCGTGCGTACCGCTGAACGCCGCGGTTCGCGCGAGCACGCGCGATGTGGTCGTGCTGACGAACCCGGAGATCGAGCACCGTGAGGACGTGCTGACGGGCATGCTGGCGCTGCTGCGGCACCCCGACGACTACGTGACGGTCTCCTGCTGCGACGTGTCCGGCCTGTGGCTGGCCGGTCCCGAGGTCGACTACTCGAAGCACGGCCGGCTGCCGGTGCCGACCGGGGCGCACTTCCACTTCTGCGCGATGCTCACGCGCGAGCTGTTCGAGCGGGTCGGCGGGTTCGATGAGGGCTACCGGCACGGGCGCGCCTGCGACGATAACGACTGGTTGTGGTCGCTCGAAGATGCCGGCGCGCGCTTTCACCTGGCGCCGGGCGTGGTGTGGCACTACAGGACGCCGCACACCTACGAAGGGACGCACGCCAGTAACAAGGGCCGGCTGCTGGCGAAATGGGGGCACAAGTGGGCAGCCTGACGGTGGCATGCGTGCTGCGCAGCGGCGGCGCGTACCACGCTGGCCACGTCGAAGGGCTGCGCCGACAGGTCGCGCACTTCATGCCGTCGGCGCGGTTCGCCTGCTTGTCCGATGTGGATGTTGACTGCGAGCGCGTGCCGCTCGAATCGGACTGGCCGGGCTGGTGGTCGAAGCTCGAGCTGTTCCGGCACTTCAAGGGCCGGACGCTGTACCTCGATCTCGACACCGTGATCGTGGCGGATCCGACGCCGCTGGTGACGGGTGCGTTCTTGATGATCCGCAACTGGCGCGATACGGCCCTGCTGGCCGGTGGCGTGATGTCATGGGATGGCGACTACTCGCACATCACGGACGCATTCGAGCCGGTGGCCGATGACGTGATGCGGCGGTACGTGACCTGCGAGCAATGGGGGGATCAGGCGTTCATCGCCGAGCAGGCCGGAGTGGTGCGCACCTTCCCGGTGGGCGCGATCCTCAGCTACCGCTACCAGTTGTCCCGCAGGCCGAAGCCTGGCGCGCCACCGCCACCGGGAGCGCGGATCGTCTGTTTCAACGGCACGCATCTGCCGTGGCACGGGCCGGACTGGGCGCGCCAGTGGTGGGCGGATGGGGTTGCGGCGTGACGACACTCGTCTGCGTACTGCGCTCGGGCGGCGACTTCCGGCCGGAGCATGCGCAGTGGCTCGCGCGCCAGGTGCCCGGGATCGTGTGCATCGCCGACGTGCCTGTGCCGGGCGTCGAGACGCTGCCGATGGTGCATCGCTGGCCGGGCTGGTGGTCGAAGCTAAATGCGTTCGATCCGGCGCAGATCGCCGGCGACGTGCTGCTGATGGATCTGGATACCGTGGTGCTCGAGGTGCCGGCGATCCCGGCGCGCACGACGGTGCTGGCGGACTTCTACAAGCCGGCGCTGATAGGCTCGGGCTTCATGTTCCTCGATGAAGCCGACCGCGCGCGCGTCTGGCATGCGTGGATGCGCGACCCCAAGGGCCACATGCAGCGGTGCCGAACGCGCCTGCGCTGGGGCGATCAGGGGTTCCTGCAGGAGCACATCGGCGGTGCGGCGCGATGGGGTGACGAGGTGCGCAGCTTCAAGGTGCACTGCCGCGACGGCGTGCCGGCCGGGACGAAGGTGGTCTGCTGGCACGGACAGCCGAGGCCATGGGCCTGCGGCGCGCCGTGGGTGCCGCCGCTGCGGCCGTTGATGCGAGAGGTTGAGCATGGATGACGAACTACGCGCCCGGCTCGACCGCATCGAGAGCAAGTTGCAGACGCTGATCGATGCGCTGGCCGCCGACGATGACGAAGAGCCGCAGCACACGCTCGACGGCGATCTGATGCCGGGCGAGCGCGATGAAGGGGCGCCGCTGTGAAGATGGAGGTGAAGCTTTCCGGCCTTGAGGGCGTGCTTTCGACCTTGCAAAAGTTGCCGCCCGAGTTGGTAAGCCGTAAAGGCGGCCCGGTGCTCGCGTCGCTGCGCAAGGGCGCGCGCGTGCTGGTCAAGCAGTCGAAGGAGAATTTCCGCGCGGCCGTCGCGATGCCGGGCCGTACCGGCATCACCGACACGACCGGCTTCACCGAAAAGCAGATCGTCGCGCGTCGTCGGCGCATGCCGGGCTCGGAGAAAGGCGAGCACGTGGTCATCACCGTCAACCCGAAGCCGCACCCGACGAGCAAGGGCAAGTACAAGGGCCGCCAGATCCGCGCGAACGACATCGCTTTCATCATGGAAGCGGGTACGAGCGCGCAACCGGCGACGCCGTGGCTGCGGCCGGCGTTCGCGACGAAGCGTGAAGAGGCGCTGCGCACGGTTGAGTCCGATCTCGTCACGCGCGTGGACAAGATCGTGAAGAAGCTCGCCTCGCAGAACGGGGGCAAGTGATGCTAGGACGGCATATGAGACTTCTTCGCTTCCCAGTACGCGGCGGTAAGATCGTTAGCAGCCATGAAGCACTCCAGATGCTGATTGGTCAGAGGCCCGCAGTCGATTCGCAGTCGCTGCGGGCTTCGCTATTTTAAGGCGTATCGCTCCGATGCTGCCTCCTGTATTTCAAATGTTGAAGGCTTCCCAAGCCGTTAAGAACATCGTCGGAAAGTCGCCGCCCCGAATCTACCGCCACGGCTCCGCGCCGCAGGACACGTCGCAGCCCTACATCACCTGGTTCGCCCTGCCCGCGCCCGAGAACACGCTCTCCGAATTGCCGATCGTCGATCGCGTGTCCGTGCAGATCGACTGCTGGCACCAGACCGATGCGGGCGTCGAATCGCTCGCCGTCGCAGTGCGAGACGCGATCGAGCCGCACGCGCACATGGTGTCGATGCCGGCGAACCTGCGCGAGCCGGAAACCAAGCTGTACCGCATCGCACTGACTTTCGATTGGTGGCTCGGCCGATAGCCGAGTCATTCCGCTTCCCCCACAGGCCCCGCTGAACGCGGGGCTTTTTCGTTTCACCCACAAGGCCCGCCGAGTCGCGGGCCTTTTCTTTTTGGAGATCGCCATGAGCGAAGGCACTGTGAAAACCCAGGGGACCGAGCTGTTCCTGATCGACCGGCTGTCGTCGTCCGAGCCGGGCATCGTGAAGTTCGCCTGCCCGACCGGGATTACCGGCCTCGGTGGCGCGAAAGACCAGATCGAGACGACCTGCCTCGGCGACACCGAAGACAAGGCGTTCGTGGCCGGCCTCGGCAACCCCGGCGAAGTGTCGGTCCCGTTCAACCTCATCCCGAGCGCGTTTTCGCATCAGACGCTGTTCGACCTGAAGGAGTCCGGGGCGGTGCTTTCGTGGATCGCCTGCCTGTCGGAGTCGAAGACCGCGCCGACGTTTGACAGCGACGACGAGTTCAACCCGCCGAATGACCGCACGTCGTTCGCGTTCAAGGCGTACATCGCCGACGTGAACATCGACATTGCGGGCAACGAGATCGTGCGCGGCACGCTCACGCTGCAGCGCTCTGGCCCGGTGTCGCCGACCTGGTACAACGGCTGATCGCCATGGGGCTCGACAACGCGCTCTTCATCGGCGACACCATCCATCCGCGGCCGGTGACGCTCGGCGACGGCACCGAGCACATGCTGCACTTTCGCGAGGTTCCGAACCCCGTGCTTCGGCGCTTCACGCTCATCGAGCGCTCGGACGACGACGAGGTGCGCGCCACGAGCATGGCGTTCCTCGTCGCGGCGAGCCTGTGCGAAGAGAGCGGCAAGCCAGCACTGACGATCGAGCAGGCGGCACGCCTGAAGCCGACCGTGCTCGGCCAGTGCTTCGAGCATGCGCTGGCGATCAATTCGTTCGGCGACGACGAAAAAAAGGCCTAGCCGCTCAGGGCGAGTCGTGGTTCTGGCACGTGCTCGTGCTGGCGATTGGTGGCAGCACGGTCGCCGAGCTGCAACAGCGGATGACGCGCCGCGAGTTCCTCTCGTGGTGCGAGTTCTATCGGCTGTTCCCCTTCGACGATCGCCACCGCTACCACCGGCCAGCCGTGCTCATCGCGCAAACCCTGGGCGGCGGCGACCAGCAGAAGAAGCTCGACTGGCTGCAGCCGGATCCACGCAATGACGGGCTGGACGACGCGGACATGAAGACGCTACAGGCATTCGGGTTCAAGGCGAGGGCGAGATGAAGCTCCTGATTTCGCTGCTCCTCTCCACGGCGAGTTTCGAGACAGACACCGCTCGCGCGGCGAAGATCTCGAAACGGCGCGCGAAGGAGATGGAGAAGGCGTTCTCCGACGCCGGCCGGAAAATCCGCAGCACGTTCGCCGGCATCTTCGCGGGCGTCGGCATTGCCTCGTTGATGCGCACCTTCGCGCAGGAGACGATCAAGGCGCAGCACGAACAGGCGCAGCTCGCGGCGGTCGTCGAGTCCACGGGCAAGGCGGCCGGGTTCTCGGTCGAGCAATTGAACAAGATGGCCGACGAGATGTCGCGCGTCAGCACGTTCGATGCTGGCGACATCAACCGGGCGCAGGCGCGACTACTCAGCTACACCGGCATCGTCGGCGAGAAGTTCCCGGCCGCGATGCAGGCGACGATCGACATGGCGACCCGCATGGGCATGTCGGTTGAGCAGTCGGCGGAGACGATCGGCCGTGCTCTGGACATCCCGTCGCAGGGCCTGACGGCGCTACAGAAGCAGGGATTCCGCTTCACCGAGCAGCAGAAAAAAGCCGTCGAGCAGTTGGAGGCGACTGGCCGCGTCTCGGAGGCGCAGGCGATCATCCTCGATGCGCTGGAGTCGTCCTACGGCGGTGCGGCGAAGGCGGCGCGCGATACGTTCGGCGGCGCCATCGAGGCATTGCAGAACGAGCTGCGATCGCTGATGACCGGCAAAGACGGTAGCCTCGACGGCGCGCGCGATGCCGTCGAATCGCTCACGAAGACGCTGCAGTCTCCCGAGGCCCAGCAGGCATTCAAGACGTTCACCGAAGGCATGGCCAGCGTCACGGCAGGGGCCGTCAACATGGCGGTGTACCTGTGGAACGCCATGAACGCGTCCGCCGACCTGATAGAAAGCATGTTCAGGGACAAGGCGCGACCGGCCATAGACCTGCTCACGGATCATGCGAAGGCGAGGCTCGCCGAGTTGGGCGCGTCTGGCGCTCCCGGCAAGACCGGCAGCCCGAGCGCGGCCGAGATCGCGCGTATCGCGAAAGAGCGCGAAGCCGCCGAGGCGCGCGAGAAGGCGGCCACGAAAGCCGCGCAGCAGGCCGACGCCTACATCGCGAGCCTGAAGCGCCAGATGCAGGCGACGCAAGACCTGACGGTCGTCGAGAAGACGCTGGAAGAGATCAGGGAAGGCGCTCTGAGAGGGGCGGGTGGAAGGCGTCAGCAGGAAGCGCTGGATCTTGCCGCGAGCCTGGACGCGCTGGCCAAGTCTGCCGCGCTGGCGCGAGAAGAAGAGGAAGGGCTTCAAGAGGTCATCCAGCGGCAAGAATCGATCTTTGCAGAAGGCCGGCGCGTCATGGAGTCGATGCGCACGCCATCTGAACGACTGAATGTCGAGATCGAGCGCTTGAACTTCCTGCTAGATCATGGCGCGATCGAATGGGATATTTACGCACGAGCGATGTTCGGTGCTCAGGATGAATTCGACCGGGCTACAGAAGCAGCCAGCAAGGCGGCAGGCAGTCTAGATGAGTTCTCGAAGAACGCCGCCGAGAACATCCAGAGGACGCTAGGGACGGAACTGTTTGATGTTCTTGATGGTAACTTCAAGAGCATTGGCAAGAGCTTCGCGCAGATGATGAAGCGCATGGTGGCAGAAGCGCTTGCCGCTGACATTGCACGTAAGATGTTTGGTGCCGATGCCGCCGGGAACTTGACTGGACGTGGAGGATTCCTCGGCACTGCGCTTGGAAAGATTGGTCAGTACCTTGGGTTTGGTGGCGCGAGGGCTGGCGGCGGCGATGTCATGGCGGGGCGTTCGTATCTCGTTGGTGAGAGCGGCCCCGAGCGGTTCGTGCCTCGCACCGCGGGGACGATTGTCCCGAACAACATGGCGGCAGGTGGCTCGCCTGTTTTCTCGCCGACGGTTAACGTGTATGGCGAGATGACGAAGAGCCAAGAGGCGCGGCTTCTCGTTGCGATGCGCAACGTCGCAGTAGCCACCTACCAGAACCAGCGCAGGCTAGGGCAGACATGACGGCTCTCACCTACCCGACTTCGCGCATCTACTGCCCGTCCGAGTTCACGGCTGAATTGCAGCGCAACATCACGCAGACGCGCAATCCGCTGACGCGGCGCAGGAAAACGGTTGAGCATCCCGGGGCCCTGTGGATGTTCACGCTGCTGTTCACGCCTCATTCGCACGATGAGATGGCCGAGATCGAGGCGTTCTGGAATAAGGCGTCTGATGCGGACAACGTGGTGTCGATGTGGCACATGGTCCGGCCGATCCCACGTGGAACGCTACGCACGAACACGACGACCGCGGCCGCGGCCAATGAGGGCGCCTCGGCGATCAACCTCAACGCGGACACCGGAAAGACCCTTTGCGCCGGCGACATGATGTCCATCGCGCTCGCGATCGGAAAGCCGCAGCTTGTGCAAGTCGTTCAAGACGTGACGGCGGTTGCGAACGTGATGACGGCGGTGCCGTTCGTGCCGCCTCTGGTGGGATCTGTTTCCTCTGGTGCGACGGTGAAGGTGGACAAGCCTACGACGACGTTCCGGCTGGAAGAGCCATTTGTTCCGGCTCAGTACGTGCCCGGGTTCTCGCCGGCGTTCCCGGTCGTGCTGCTCGAAGACCCGGAGTGGTGAGGTGAATAACCGTCAGCTAAAGCAGACGGCTTCTGGTGCAAGCCTTGCCCCTACATCAGGCGTGCTTCGCGCACCAAGGCCGATTCCCGGCCCCATGAACCTCGCTCGAAGGAGGACGACTTGAGCGGCTGCAACGTCCCTGTCTGCCTCGAATCTGCAGTGCGGACACGAGTGCCAACGGTCGGCGAGCGTCTTGGCGACGACGCTGCCGCACGCAGGGCAGGATTGGGACGTGCCACGTGGATCGACGGCTTCCACGACGCTACCGGCGCTTTCAGCCTTGTAGCGAAGCATGTTGAAGAACGTCGCCCATCCGGCGCTCAGGACATCCTTTGCCAGCATCCCGCGCGACAGACCCTTGATGTTGAGGGCTTCGACGGCAATGTGGCTGTGCTCGCGCACGAGCCGATCGGACAGCTTGTGCAGGAAATCGTTGCGCCGCGCGGCAGTCGCGCCATGATGTCTGCGCAGCGCTGCCTTGGCCTTCTTCCAGCCACGCGAGTAGCGCACCTTGCGCGACAACGCGCGGTTGAGCCGGCGCAGTTTCGCGTCGGCTTCGCGGGTCCAGTGCGGGTTCTTGATCGTCTCGCCGGTCGAGAGCGCGGCGAGGCTGGAAATTCCAACGTCGATGCCGACTGCCGAGAACTCACGCTCAACAGGCGCGGCGTCTGGCAGTTCGACGGCGAAGCAGATGTGCCACTTGCCGCCGTTGCGGCTGATGACAGCGTGACCCATATTGGCGCCCTCGGGTGTGCGACGGTGCCAGCGCGTCTTGATCGTTCCGTCGATACCGACGATGCGCAGACGGTCCTGACGGATCGTCAAACCATCGCCGACGCGCAGGTCGGCCGAGTCGAACCTACGCTTGGCCTGATAGCGCGGGAATCCCGGCTTTCCTCCGCGCTTGCACCGATCGAAGAAAGCGCGGAACGCCTTGTCGAGCCGACGAAGAACCTGTTGCTGCGCAGTGAACGAGAACCCGGCCAGCCGCTCGTCGATCTCTCGCACCGCTTTCAGTTGCAGGGCCTGCGTGGCATACGTCAGCGTCTTGCCGGTCTTGCGGTAGCAGTCGATGCGTTCTTGCAGCGCTGCGTTGTACAGGTCGCAGAACGCGCCGAGCATGCCCGTGAGCGCCACTTCCTGCGCGGCATTCGGGTAGATGCGGAATCGGTAGGTGCGCCGCATCTATTTGCCCTTCTGGTCGGCGATGTAGCGGCGGATCGTCGCTTCGGATACCGCCCCAACGGTCGCGGCGAAGTAGCTGCGACTCCACAGCGTCGGAAGGCGCGAGCGCAGCGACGGGAATTCGTCGCGCAGCACCCGGGACGTTGCACCTTTCAGTCGATTCGCGATCTCTGCGACGTGGACGGTCGGGCCGGTTTCGACAAACACGTGCACGTGATCGGGCATCACTTCCAGCGCATGCACCGTCATCTCGTGCGCGGCTGCCGTCTCGTACAGCAACTCCTTGAGACGAGCATCGATCGGCGGCACCAGAACGCTGCGCCGGTACTTTGGGCACCAGACGACGTGGTACTTGAGCGAAAACACCGCTCCAGCATTCTTTGCATACCGAGGATCGGCCATGCGTAGAGTATACAACCGTCGCGTAACGAACGCTATCGCGTTCGCGCGATTCCGCTGCCAGCTAAAGCAGGCAGTCCCCTCGCGGAGAACTTAATGGCACGATCGCTCACAACCAATCAGCAGAACCTTCTCGCGGCGCGCGGCGTGAAGAAGTGCGAGCTCGTGCAGATCGACTTCGATAGCGGACCGCTGAGACTGACGACGGCCGGGCGCAACGTCACCTATGGCGGCAATACCTGGTTGGGTGACGGCACGCTTCTGTCGCTCGGCGAAACGAACGAATCAATCCAGCTCGAACCGAGCGATCTGCAGATCGAACTGTCCGGCATCAATCCGGCGCTCGTGTCGCTGGCCATGAGCGGTCAAGGCAAGGGAAGGCGCGTGCGGATGTGGCTGGCGGTGTTCAACGCTTCTGGTGCGATCGAGGGTGATCCTGTGCTCGAAGAGGATCTGACGATCGACACGATGCCTGTGTTGGACGCAGTGGAATAAGGGAGAACATCTGATGGCAATTGCAGTTCGTGTGCTCAAGGCGTCGGCTCGGAATGGACTCAGCAGCCCGCTCGTGCTCGCGTCCGATTACGCGGTGCCGGCTGGCGCCGCGTTGGTGCTGATTGGCTGCGCGACGAACGGCATCGGCGACGAGATGCCGAGAGTGACCGCGGTATCAGATTCACTGAGCAGCACCTGGGGCGGTCTGACGAACGTTATCGCTGGA